CCTAACGATACAATAGAAAAGATTATGTACCGAGCCGGTCAACGTAGTGTCGTTGAGTGGGTCATTAAATATATGGAGGAAAACTAATGGCACAGCAGCATAGAGATTTACGGTACCCAACCGTTAATTTCCACCAGCCTATGTTCTTATATGACGAGCCTTCTGGTACTGCATCGAGATACAACTTAAATTATAATTTTAGGGGTGTAAATTATGATGATTTAGAACGTGCTCTTGATGAAAGAAAACCTATTGCAGGCGAAGTAGGTTCAGCAGCACCTGCAGGTTATTATAGTTCAGGTAATGTCACGCAGCAGAGAGGTAGGGGGAGTAACAGCTACACCCTTTTCAAACCATTTCCGTCTATTCAACCTCAAATAGATGCCTTTAAACGTCAGCAAGAAGAAGGTCAAGCAGCACTTACAAAGCTATACGAAACTCAGCAAGCTGACATTGCTAAGCAATTGAAGATTGTTCAAGGAGAAAAAAGTGCTGTTAGTAAAGCTCAGGAAACCTACTCCAACATGCTTATTACAGAAGCTCAGCGTAAGAAAGAAGCAGAAGCTCAGACTGCACGTAATCTACAAACTCAAAGATCAAACCAAGCAATGGCTGGTAGGTCTGGCTCTCTCCAAATTCAAGGTGCTAGTACTACTCCTCGCATGGGTGGTACTTCACAGTTCCGCCGCCGTGCTTTACAACAAGGTACTGCATCCCCCTATAAAGGTCTAAGTACAATTCAATCAGGAATGGTTAACGTCTAATGACAGCTAAGCAACGCTATGACAGACTGTCTTCACGCCGTTCCCAGTTCCTCAATTCTGCTAGACAAGCAGCTGATCTAACTCTACCCTATCTTATTAGGGAAGATGAACTTACCTCTAAAACAAGCTTGAGGTTGCCCCAACCGTATCAATCAACTGGAGCCAAAGGTGTGGTAACGCTTGCAAGTAAACTAATGCTTGCACTGCTACCTCCACAAACTAGCTTCTTCAAGCTGCAGGTAAATGACATCAATCTTCCTCAAGAATTAGGTCCAGAGATTCGATCTGAACTTGACTTGTCAATGGCTAAAATTGAGCGTACCATCATGGAATCTATTGCAGAGTCTGGTGATCGTGTCATCGTTCACCAAGCACTCAAGCACCTGGTGGTATCTGGTAATGCTCTTGTCTTTATGAGTAAGGAGGGGCTAAAGCTCTATCCTCTCAACCGCTATGTGGTAGACAGAGATGGTAATGGTAATGTTATTGAGATCGTAACAAAAGAAACAGTCTCGAAAAAACTGGTAAAAAATTTTTACCCTGATCTCATGAAACCTGGTGTGGTAGATGATACCACTATGCCAGATGATGAATGTATTATTTATACACATGTCACTCGTGACAACAACCGCTGGCTGTGGCACCAGGAGATGTTCGATGAAGTCCTACCCAAATCTCAGGGTAAAGCACCTATTGACGCTAACCCCTGGCTCGTGCTACGCTTCAACCATGTTGACGGCGAGGTCTATGGACGTGGTAGAGTGGAAGAGTTCATGGGTGACCTAAAGTCACTTGAAGCTCTGTCACAAGCCCTCGTCGAAGGGTCCGCTGCAGCTGCTAAGGTAGTGTTTACTGTTTCACCGAGCAGTACTACCAAGCCCCAGACCCTTGCTAAGGCAGGTAATGGTGCTATCATTCAGGGACGACCTGAAGACATCGGTGTTGTACAGGTTGGTAAGACAGCCGATTTCCAAACTGCTTATCAGATGATTGGGTCATTAACTCAACGCCTGAACGAAGCGTTCCTGGTCCTTAACGTAAGGGATAGTGAACGCACCACGGCAGAGGAAGTTCGTATGACACAACTAGAACTGGAACAACAGCTAGGTGGATTGTTCTCCCTGCTGACTGTTGAGTTCTTGATTCCTTATCTCAACCGTAAACTAAACGTTGCACAAAAGACTGGCGAGATCCCTCGTCTACCTAAAGGTGGTATCATCCGACCTACAATTGTCGCTGGTATCAATGCCTTAGGTCGTGGTCAAGACCGTGAAAGCTTAGGTCAATTCCTTACTGTCATTGCACAGACAATGGGACCAGAGGCTATCGGTCAGTACATCAACCCTGATGAAGTCATCAAACGTCTGGCAGCAGCATCTGGTATCGATGTACTCAACCTTGTGAAGAGTATGGAAGAGCTACAAGGTGAGCAACAGCAACAGATGCAGCAACAGGAAGCGATGATGATGCAACAACAGGCTCCACAAATGGCAGCCGTAGAGCAGAAAGCACAGCAAGCTGAGATGCAAGCGATGCAGCAAGAACAAGCCCCTCCACCTCCACCACAATAAAGTATGGCTGAAACATTTACGATGAAAGAAACACCTGTGAACTCTGAGGTACTTAACTCAGACGAACAAGACTCCCTATCGGTTGCTGAGTCTCTTGAGGGTGGAGAGCAACCGTTACTTGCAGGTAAATTTAAAGACCCGCAAGCACTTGAGCAAGCGTACGTTGAACTTCAAAAGAAACTTGGTGAACCACGTGATGAAGGAGAAAGCACCGAAGACAAAAGCGAGTCAACAGAATCGGAAGAAGAAACTTCACCCGAATCTGAGACAGATGTCGAAACTCTTTCCGAAGCTCAAGCAGAAGAATTAATGGGAATGGTAGGTGGTGATAAAGCCTACAAGTCCATGCTAGATTGGGCGGGTGACAACTTCTCTAAAGAAGAGGTTGAGATGTACGACGGTGTGATGGAGTCTGGTAACCCCAACGCTATCTTCTTTGCCGTACAAGCTCTCCAAGCTCGCTACAATGATTCAGTAGGATCAGATGGTCAGCTGCTTACAGGACGTGGTACACAGGATACTGACGACTCCTTCAAGAGTCAAGCTGAACTGGTTGCAGCGATGAGTGATTCTCGCTATGATCGTGATCCAGCTTATCGTGCAGAACTGATGCGCCGTCTTGAAAACTCTGATGTTCAATTCTGATGACAACTATTAATGAAGACGGCGGTCGTACAAACATCTACGCAATTGAACCCCCTATCACACTTATTGACGTGCGCGAAACACACAACGAAAACGCTGAGAAGCTGAATGGTCGCCTGGCAATGCTAGGTGTCATTGCAGCACTAGGTGCTTATGCACTAACTGGTCAACTTATCCCTGGAGTCTGGTAATGCCACAAGGTAAAGGAACGTACGGTACAAAGAAAGGGCGTCCCCCTAAGAAAGGAACTAAAAAATAATGGCTAAGCGTAAGTCAGTCAGTCTCAAGATCGGTAAACATAAATCACGATCCGGTGGCTTGACTGCTGCTGGTCGTGCTAAATATAATAGAGCAACTGGCTCTAACCTCAAAGCTCCACAACCAGGTGGGGGTAAACGAAAGAAGTCCTTCTGTGCCCGTATGGGTGGCGTGAAAGGACCAATGAAAGACAGCAAGGGTCGCCCCACCCGCAAAGCTCTTGCTCTACGTAAATGGAAATGTGGTAAATCCTAATGGCTAAACGAGGTCTCTACGCTAACATCCATGCTAAACGCATGAGAATCAAGAAAGGCTCTGGTGAAAAGATGCGGAAGGCTGGTGCATCAGGTGCTCCTACCGCTGCTAACTTCAAACGATCTGCTAAAACTGCTAAAAAAAAGTAACTAACTAACTAATTATGAAATCTATTATCGCCGCCGGTATCCTCCTCGGCTTGACACATGGTGCTGCTATCGCTGGTCCCTACGTGAACATTGAAAACAATGCTGGTCTTACTGGCTCGGACTTTACTGGTCATACTACCGACTTCCATGTAGGCTACGAGTCGGCAAGTTATGCTGGTTCTTGGGGAATCCAGGGTGGTCCTTCTGTTGTTGTCCCTGATGGCGGCGAGAAAGATACTGTACTGACTGGTAAGATCTTTGGTTCTGTTTCTGCAACTGAAAGGCTTTCCGTTTATGGTGAGCTAGCAGTTTCATTTGATGACACCAACTCTTATGGCACCAAAGCTGGTGTAAAATATAATTTTTAATAGCTAAATAGAATAAGGGAGGTGCAATTCCTCCCCTAGCTCTAGCCAGCCAAGGCTTAAAACTGGTCTTAC